CTGGTTTGGTTATTTCTTTGATTTTTAATTTCTTCCAAGAAAATCTAGTTTGTTTCTTTCCTAAAATCTTTTTTGTAAACCACTTCATTCTCCCCTCCCACATAAAGGACAAATGTCAGGCATGATTGCCTCAAATTCTTCTTGCCATTCTTCTAAATTTTCTTTTAAGATATTCAGCTTTTTATCTATCATAATTTCTATGTTAGTTATTATTACATTCAATCTCCCTACTCTATTCTCATTCGTTTTTATCAATTCCTGATGTTTAATTAATTTGTTTAATTCGTCTTCGTATTGAGTTAGTTTAGATACTTCTTCAATATCTTCCTCCAACCCTATGATTTTATTTATAGTAATCTGTAATTCAAAGTTTCTATTCTTTTGACATTCTAACGTATTAGCAAATGTTTCTAGCTTGACCAGACAACCCTCCGCCTCGTCTATCCAGACATACTCCTTTATCTTCTCCTTTACTTCTTCTAAGTCTTTACAGGTATAGGCACAATCCTGCCTTTCTTTATTTAAGACCCTCCCTATGTTAAAAAGGGATTTGTCTATGACATCAAGGTGTACTATCTTGTTCAGGTATCGAGCAACTTCTCCCCCTGACATAGCAAGGAGGAAAGGAGATTCCAACTGCCCTTGCATGTTTAAGGGGGAGAAGTTTATTAGTTTTTTGATTTTGTCTGGTACGTCCTGACCGAAGGAGGCAAATCTAGTCGCTGTTTTATTTATATGGGAATCATAATAATTCCCTTTTCCTTTTTTTCTTGCAACATCCTCTTTGCCTATCTGTATTTTAACTTCTGTATCCCCTCCCCAATTACTTCTGAATGCATCTCCACTAGGTTTGTTATTAACTACCCAATTCAAGGCTCGTAGAATAGCGGATTTACCACTGTCCGACTGTCCTGTGATGATGTTCACCCCTCCATCAAACTCAAGCGTGGAGTCTTTGTGGCTTTGAAAGTTAGAAATAGAAAGTGAGTTAATCATCTATTATGTCCTCCTTTGCTACACAGTCCAGAAAATCCTCCAACAACATTATACAATGTTTATATAACCTTATCGTATTGATTGACCTCTTAGCAAACCGTTCAAAGTCGGATATAGCAAAGAGGATGTAGTTCTCCTTCTTACGGTAAAACTTGAATATAATAACAACTGGTTTGTTTACTTTCAGTCGCTTCCTCTTTCCTATTTCGTTTCTATACCAATCCAGTAGTATACATCTACCTTCACTAAGGAGGGTATCAAACGTAGCTTTCTTTACATCCTTAGTGTCTATCCATATCTTTAGTTTGTCTGGGTCTGGGAGGAAGGTGATGTCACCCACAAAGGAAGTCTGAGCACTTCTGGATATAGTAGACTTCGCTCCACTACCTGCTGTCCTCCAGAACCAATCCTCTTTATCATTCCGTTTACGGATAAAGGAACTACAATACCACTTGGTTAATATCCTAGCTATCTTTATTTCGTAGCTGTTGCCTTTGGCTTTCTGTCCTCCCTGTTTCATTCTCCCTCCACTCGTAATAGCAATCTGCACAATATTCATTTCTAAAAACAGCACAACTGACTTCATGTAATATGTGTTTATTATCCTCCTTCTCTATCTCTCTTATCCTTGCTAATTCTTTATCGTCACTAATAAGTGTCTTTGCATAATCAAGAGCTTGTTTAATAGTCATACGCCAAACCTCTCCTTCCGTTTCGGTTTCACTTTTTCCTCTACCTCTTGCCAATCATCTTCTATCTCTTGAATGGTATCTTTTAATAGTTCGGGATTCTCTTCAAGTTCTACTATCTGGTCGTCCTCATAGCCCAGATGCTTTACAATACTTCCAACATTGTCAATACCATAGTCAAACAGTACATCAAACTCCGCCTCCCTGAATGGCTTTGCTACCTTGTTCCTCTTAAGCCTAGCCTTAACCCTTACACCATATACCCTAGACTGTTTCTTTACTGTCTTCTTTAACTTCTCCCTGACAGCAAGCCAACATACCTGATGGGTATAAAAGTCTAAAGCTTTTCCTCCTACCCTTCTATGCTTGTCACCGAACAGACCAGCATTTATATTATCCCTCACTTGACTTATGCAAATAAGGGTGGCATCCTTATCCTCCATCGTTTCGCATAGATGGCTGAAGAAAGCATTAGAAAAATACTTAGCCTTTTCCATCCCATAAGTACCCTCCAAATCCTTATCTGTTTTGACACTTTGTTCTACCCTCTTTTTTCCTTCTGCTGAATCGAATGCATCTAGGGAATCAGCTACATATAGGAGGAACTCTCCCTTCTTTAAATCCTTAACCCTCCTTTGGTAGTCCCTTCCAAATTCCTGACAGGTAGAAGACTGTATCCATTCTACACCTTCGACAAAATCAGACCCATACATCTCTTCAAGAGGGAAGTCCATAACACCCTCCCTGTTGTTGTATACTACCATGACTTTCTTTACCTGTGGGAATAATTCACTTTCCCTGTCTTTGATGTGATAGAATGTCTGAGCACAAGCCTCAAGGGCAAGGAGGGTTTTTCCAGAACTACCATCTCCCACTAGATTGACAATTCTCCCCCTTGCCCAGCCTCCTTTTCTTCCTTTCCCACTTGCTGCAAGATTGAGAAGGGTGGAGCCTGAATCCAGAAACTCCACCCTTGTTTTGTTGTCCTCCTTCCTTGACCTTTCCTCCACCTGTTCGACTGTAGACTTACGTCTTCTTTTAAACTTCTTCATAGTTTGTTCTCCTCTAGGAATAGTTGAAATTTATCTTTGTCAACATGCCACCGTCCTCCAACCTTCCTACCTACGATAGTCTTGTTCTGAATCCATACCACAATAGTTTGGGTAGATATACTCCCAAACCCTGCCTTCTGATATTCAGCAACAGCCTGTGATGGAGTAATAGTGTCTTTCTTTTTGGTCATTATTATTTCCTCTTAAATGATTTCTTTTTCTTCTTTGGCTTCTCCTTCTTGGAGGACTTCTCCTTCTTAGACGATTTCTTCTTGGACTTCTTAAGTTCGTCCTGTTTTTCACAACAACCCTCAAATATATCTTCGTCACAGTCCTCACAGTCATCTTGCTTGTTTGTATCAACACCGTATTCTAATCCTGCTGGACATGGGTTATCATCGTCTTCCTCTCCTTCGTCATCATCTTCTTCCTCTCCTTCATCCTCTTCTCCTTCCCCATCATCATCGTCTTCCTCTTCTTCCTCTTCTTCTTCATACTCAGGAAGTTCATCCTTTTTTCCTTTCTTCTTTTTTCTACCTTTTGGTTTTTCTTCTTCCTCTTCCTCTTCTTCGTCATCATCACCTGTCTGGTAGAAAGCCTCCTTGACCTTTTCAGCTTCAGGAACTATCAAGGCTGAATCAAGCGCATAGGTACTCTCCATAACGTCTTCGTCATACGGTTCCTCCCTGTCTTCAAATTCAATGGACTCCGCCTTTATAAATTTTCTACCTTCACCAATGCTTTCCTCCCTACCCTTAAAGGAAACAATGAATCCATCGTCTAGGTCAGCAAAGGCAACATTACCCTCATCACTGTCCCTACTCTCCTGTCGGAGATACTTCTCGAAGTTATGGAAAGACATATCCCAAACTTTGATACCTTCAAATTCCTCATCTTCATGGTCGAATACATTATAAAAACATCTCCACTTAGCCCTTAACTTACTAATGTATTCCTTATGTCTTACTTTGTCCTCCTTCATCTTGTCAAACATTTCATCACAGATAACACAATGTCCTCCAAAGGCTTCAGATAAACATAGGACAGTATCCCCATCCTTACCTACATCATAGTGGACAGGCACTATCAAAGAATATTCTTTCTCCCCTACTTCTACTTCTGAAGGGATACCCTTGTACTCCTTAAGCTTTGCGTACCATTCTTCCTCAATGAGCCAGGGAAGTATATCTATTTTATTCCTCTCCTTGCCTTTGGTTTTCTTCGGCTTATACCATGTGATGTCGTCCTCTCCACCCTGCTGTTCTTTCAGGACTTTTATGTCAAGGACACTTTTCTTCCCTCCACCTCTTTCTTCTCCTTGCTGACTTCTCCTTCTTTGTCTCTCAGCAAAACCATCATCTTTTTTCTTCTTACCCATGCGGACTGTTTCTCCTCTCTTTAAAATAAATTTGAAATGCTACCCTACACAATGTAGGATATATCAACATTACAATTACAACTATTACACAACATCTAATTGTAAACCAACACAACTCTGTCACCTTTCCCTCCTTCTCTTTCTATCAGGCTTTGGTTCAGCGTTATAACCAGACACATGGAGTGTCACTAAATTTTCCAGTGCCTTTTTCTTATGGTCGAATGCTACCATGACCCCTCTTAGTATAGATAATTCGTATAACATTTCTACATAGTTATCAAATGCAATTTTATGTTTCTCCTGTAGGAGGATGGTGTTTGCCACCACCTTGTCTGTGACTTTTTCTAGGTCAAACTTGTCTGGGTTAGTTCGTATCTTCTTGTCCAGACCTGCATCTGTTACTTCAAGTTCCTCCTTCGCATTGCTTTTGGCTACTTCAGCATCGGAAGTCTTTAGGGAATAAAAGAGGTACAGTCCTGCTTGTCTTTCCCATTCCTCCTTCAGGTTGCCTTTCCCAATTTCTATATCTTTTTTATAATCTCCTTCTTTCTTCATAAAACCTTCCTTTCTATATATAGTATGTACATAATCACGAAATTTTGGAAATAATTATTTTTCTAAACATTTAAGGCAAGCGAGGGTAAGCCCTGCCCTCCCTGAATTAAAGAACGGTTCTTCAAACATTGAGATAGCTATTGATGCCTGTGTATTTTCCTTAGACAGTAAAACAGTACACATATAGCCTAGAATCGCCCACCTCACGCTTTCAGGGTCGTCCTCAATGCCCTTAATCACCTTTGCTACCTTATCCCACTTACTACGCTTATCAAGGAGTAGTCTACATAAATCAATAGTCTTTTCTTCCTCCGTCTTGAATGCCTGTATAGCCCTCTTCCTGTCTTTAGGTTTCAGGTCTATTACTTGGTCTAAGAGGACAAGGGATTGTCGAGGACAACCATCCGCTTTATTAGCAATCATAGCTATAATTTCAGCATCAATGCCCTCTGCCTTGTCTTCATCAATCGTTACCTCCGTAAGGAGTTTAATCAATAAAGTCTCCGTTAGCTTGTGTACCTCAAACATAGTACACCTATTCCGTACCGTAGGGAGAAGTTTCTTCGGGTCTGTGGTACAGAGGATAAAATATACATGTTTTGGTGTGTCCTCCAACGCTTTCAATAATGCGTTTTGGAAGTCCTTAGTAGTAGCATGTACCTCATCCAGTAGTATAACCTTGACTTTCCCTCCCAAAGGTTTGTAATGTATGTTTTGTAATATACTCCTTGCTGTATCTATCCCTCTGTTGCTACCTGTATTAATTTCTAAAAAGTCCTGTGGGTCACATCCCAGAATGTTAGTCACTATCCTAGCAAACGTAGTCTTACCACAACCACTAGCACCATGAAAGAGGAATGCATGTGGTATTTCCTCCATGTCCCTTTCAAGTATTGATTCCAGACTTTTCACAGCGCTTTTATTTCCTACTACATCCTCTAGCTTTGTCGGTCTGTATTTTAAATGTAAAGCCATTATCCCTCCTTCCTAAAATGAAATTCCTTAAGTGGAATAAAACACTGTGGTTCATATCCCTTGAAGTTCAGAAATTTAGATACTTCCTTGAATTTATTTTTACCTATAGTATATGTTCCCCTCTTTGCCTGTGTCCCTCCAATCCATACAACCTTAAACAAGTCTGGTTTTATAAACTTGATTGCTTCGACACAAAAACCAAAGGCTTTAAGTTTTTTGAATACTTCAGTACCATACTTTTTATACACTACTACTCCTTTGGAGTTCTTACTGACATATCCAATGTGCCTCCTTCGCTTACCTTTCAGTTGAAGGTATATCTGTCCTAGATGGTCTTCAGTTATCATTTTCTTCCTCGAACCTGACCCTCTTTCTATCTGTTTTCTCTTCTATGTTAATAGTATCAACATTTGGATTTTGTTCACGAATTTTTAATAGTGTAGGTAATAAGTTTTGTAACCTCTCTACATATTCGTTGAAGGTTTCTTGTGTTGTTTCCTCCTTTCCATTTGAAACCCTCCTTTCGTTAACCGTCATAATCCAGTTGCTTATCAAGGTAGTTATTATCTGTTCTTCAAGTGCGGCTGCTCCCACAGAGGTTAAAAGACTAAACATTGTTTCACCTATCGGATTTAATACAGCCTCATGTATTACCTTAAAATCTTTTTCTTTCATATCTTAATCTCCTTTTTTTCATACCAGTTTTTGTTGGAAAATTCAGCTTCAATCTCCAACGGAGTAATAATCCATTTAAACTCTTTCTTGATGTCCTTGCACATTATTTGCTTTGCTTTCTGCAATACGTCCTCACTCTCCTTCTGGTTAATATCCATAACCATGTCATCATGTATTTGTCCGATGATTTTACTTTTCATTTTGTACTTCTTTAACCATTTGTTCATCTGGATTATACTCCATAGGAGACAATGGAACGCTGGCCCTTGATTGGCAAAGTTCAAAAGCTGATTCTTAGACATGACCCCGAAACATCTAAATCCAGACATCATCTCTATGTACCCTGTCTTCTGATAATTCTTAATCCAACCCTCTTGCCAATCCTTATGTACATGGTAAGTATTCCAGAAGTCTTCCTCCACGCCCTTGATATGGTCTGTGAAATCATCTCCATTGCCTATGCCCTTCCGTATTAAATGTTTCCTCAATTCCTTATCGTCTTTAGTCTTTAACTTCATTGAAGTAATAGCTGTCAACAGGTTCAGGGCTATAGGTTCATACCAACTCCCATAGAGTTGTGGGAATACAAAACTGTTCTTACCACAATACCTGATATCTTTTGTTACCTGACTCTCCTTCAGGGCATAACATTTTGATGCCTGTGTTTTATGTATAGTAGCAAAATCCTTAATGATTAGAGGGTCTTTACTGTTACAGCCAGCCATTGATAATTCTATTCCTACATAGTCCAACCCTCCAATCATCCCACCTTCTCTCGGGATAAAACTTTGTCGGATTATCTTACCCATCACTGGGTCTCTAATAGGCATGTTTTGAAAGTTGGGTTTGTCGGATGAACTTCTAAAGGTCTGGACAGTATGAAGGTTAAAGGAGGGATGTAGATATGATTTCACAGACCCCTTTATGATGCCTTTCAGAAATGTGTTAGCCACTTTCTTAAGTTGCCTTAGTTGTATGATAGGCTTGACCACAGGGGAGTCTATAAGTATCAGGTTGTTTTTGTTTACTGATGGAGCACCTTTGTCTGTGTATGCTGGTGGAGTAATCTTTAATTTGGTAAACAATATCTTTTTCAACTGGTCATTAGAATCTAAATTAAATTTATCTCCATAGGTCTTCTTCCACAGTTTTACCTCCTTCGTCCTTGCTAATTCTAATTCCAACATGGAGATTTGCTGTTCGGCATTCTTCTTCTGTCTCCTACAGTGCCTTAAGTCTATACGGATACCGTTCTGCTCCATGTCCGCAAAGGCTAGAGTTCCTTCGTGAAATAATTTATATGCTTGGTCGTTCATAAATAAACTTCCTCCATCTGTAACTTAGCCAATCTAAATTGTAACATGGAATCCATACCACAATACTTTAACAGTTCTTTTTCTGGTGCTTCATGTATCTTATTAAATCCGTTTCCATCATCACACTTTAAATATTTATCTAGGTGGGAGGCGTAGTCTCCCTGTCCAAAGTTGACATAAGATTGGAACTTCAATCCTGTTATTCCAGAACGGTTATCTATAATGTGGGAGGCTTGCATCGTGTCCCAGACCCACCCTCTAACCTGTACACCTAAAATATTTCTACTCCATTGGTGTTCAAACTTAATGTTTTGGGCTGTCTTCTTAATCCTTCTCTCCCTTAGTACATGTTTCCACCGTCTAATAAGCTTATTGGTTAACATGAATGAATAGGCTACCTCGTCCTTCCAACAAACACTACAACATACTATTTCATGCCCCTCCTTGTAAGGCTGTAGCCCTGTAGTTTCATAGTCGAAAGCTAACAGGTCTGGAGGGTATTCAAGATGTTCCTGTAATTGTTTTTCAAAAAATTCTTGTAACATGTTGTTTGCCCTAAATTCATTTAGAATATCTATATTGTAATCATACTTAGGGAGGGGAACTTTCACCTTCCGTAAAGCTGTCCTGATATCCTGTTGAAATAACTTCTTTATTGTCTTTACTCCCTTAGACCGTAAGATAAAACTTGGGTGGAATGTAGGGGCTACCCAGCTCTCCGATGTCTGGTCAGGAATTATAAAACCCCTCCACTTATTTATCCCTCCTGATGCCCCTTTAAAACGGACAGTTAAGAAACTATCCAAAGCCACTCCACCCAATAGAAGTATTAGTTTAGGTTTCTTCTCCTTAATCACTTTTAATACTCTCGGGTTGCAACATTTGATTTCCCTCTTAGATGGTGTCCTGTTCTTGGGAGGACGACAGGCTACAGCATTTGTCTTCCAACAATCTTTGTCTAGGTCTATACCGTACATGTTTAGTACGTCCCTTAGTACCTGTCCTGCCTCCCCCACCAGTTGTACTCCCTTCTGGTCTTCTGTTTTTCCTGGTGCCTCAGCCACCACAAGGATATCCTTCCTCCCTTCACCTGTCTCCTTCATATAGGGTGTCTTGCATCCCTTGTGTAGCTTACACTTTAGGCAACCATCACTTTCCTCTACATCTTTAAATATTGTCTTCATGTTATTAGTTGTATAGTATGTTGAAAGGTTTTAGTTTTAAACTTTAATGTTTCCTCCCCCACTGTCATACTCTGTGTCTTGCCTAGTATTTCATACAGGAAGTCAGGTACTATATGGAAGGAGATTTCCTTGCCTGAATAATCTATCTTTACATGTTCATCTATCTGTCCTAATGCACACTCTCCATGACATAACATAGTGTCTTTCTTTATGGTAACTTTTACCATGCGATTGCCTGTAACAATATCCTCGTCAGATAAAATCCTTGTTCGTTCCAAACTCTCCTTAAGTTCTTCAGGGAGGGCTACTTTAGTCCCTTTAATCTTCTTACTTAGAAACGCCTGTACGTCTGGATACTTAACATCTACCTTCCGTATACACAGCACAGCCCCATCATCATTTTTAAACATTGACCAACTCTTATTAGATGCATAGGAGATGGGTACGAAGGAGATTAATGTGTGACTGATGGAGGCTGGCACAAGACATTTCCTTTTAAATGCATTTGTTTTCATAGTGTACTCTGTAACCCTATAGTTATCACTGGAAATTACCTTGTCTCCTTCAATCAGGATATTATGTAAAGCATTCCCTGTCTCCGCCACATTGAATCTACATAGTTTTATACCGTCTAAAAAGTCCTGAGGTATAGTCTTCCATTTGTCAGGGAGGGCTACGTCTGGAATATCAACTCCCTGTGATACCTTTAGTTTAGCCTTTGTAGTCTTGCCTGTGACAGATACCACATCTCCCTTCTGTTCTATCTGGATGGTATCATCCTTCATCTTTTGTAACAGGTCAAGGAGTTCTTTTGCTGGCACAGCTCCTTTAATCTTCGTCCTGATAGGTGCAATTATTAAGATTTCATCATTGAAGGAGATTATCTCCCTACCATCAAACATAATCAGGTTGTCTTGTTCGGTTAGTGCTGTGCCTGTCATAGCTGGTTTAGTCTTCTCTACTGCATTTAATAATGTTGTTCTATTCATATTCCCTCCTATCCTAAAATGGTTTTAAAAACTAGGAATTTGTGTTATATCTCCCTTATAAAATATCAATACGTTTTGATGTGTTTTTCCTATCTTCCTGTTTTTTGAAAATTGACCTTCTATTCTGAGAGACAAACTCCCTATATGTGTGACTAAGACACAATCATTATAGAACAAAGCCCCCTCCTTATCAAACCCTCTTATAGTATCCCCTACTAAGTTATGGTAAAATCCTTTTTTGTCTCTTATATTAGAAACTACGAAACAAGCAAACCTATTGTTTTTCAAAAGGGAGACCCCCTCTTTTATTATTTTATAATAATGGTTTAAAAATTCTTTATAGGTTTTTGCATTGCTTAAATCTTTTGGGCTGTTTTGATATATCTCTAGGTTATAGTATGGAGGACAACTGAAAATAAAATCGTGTTTTTTTCCTGTTAGTTTTTTCATGTTGGCACTATCCCCTGTTATCCATTTAACTTTACTGTCTGTTTCTAGTATCTCCTTCCCTTGCACCCTGTTGGCTTTTATTTGTGACTTACTTAAATCAATGCCTGTATATTGATAATTTAAATAGCCTGCTACTATCCCTCTGACACTTCCCCCAGCAAAAGGGTCTAAGATGCTTCCTCCCTTTGGGCAAAACCAGCTATACATTAATTCACACAGTACAGGGTCAAATATCGAAACCTCACCAACCATCCTTATCTTTTGTGAAACTTCCTTAGTTCCACTGTCTTTTGCCCATAACTTTACGTTTTCCCTCCCTAGCTCAGATTCAATTCCTAAAGATATCCACAGTTTCTTCCTCTTTTGCCATACACCCTTTCTTGCATCTAGCACACTGAATGGAGACATAGTATATTTTTCCCTAATCTGGTTTTTAGTCAAAGGGACTTCATTAAAAAGTCGTTTTGTTGTTCTCTTTTTTAAGGATAAGGTCATTATATCTCCCAGACATCAAGGTTTAATCCGTAGCATTGTTTCAGGTCTTCTACTGTATGGCTGTAGTATGCTTTTAATAAGGCTTTTATTCCCTCATCCATTGGAGGGAATCCCTCCGCCCTTTCATTCTTCATTCTTACGGTAATAGGAGTATATTCTATGTTAAAATGGTCACAGAAATTATCTACTGTGCCTTGTACGTTCTTTATGATTTCTTCAAAGATATATATTATTACAGAACCCCTCTTGAACGCCCTAGAAAATGGAACTAATAAATCAAAATATCTCCCCCTGTGTACATAATTAAAAGGTGATGTTCTTAACCCATGAGGAATTTTCCTCCATCTATCACTACATAACTCCAGACTTATAGCTTCTGCAAATTGTTTTGTTTCGTATCCATTCATCCAACTCCAACACCAGTTGGAATATGCCCTATCTACAGGGTTTCGTAGGCAAAAGATTATTTTAATATCAGGTAATACCCTCCCAATGGTCTCTGCCACCCCCTCCACCTCTAGGTAGTTAACTGTCTTTTCACCGTAAAGGAGGAAAAATTTGGTTTGTTTATTAGGTCTATGTCCTCCGATACAGAATGGTTTGAATAATTCATCATAGGCTTGGAGGTAGTCTTCGTCAGGTAGGGTCGGGTCTGTAAAGACCTTCGGCTCTGGTATGAATGGAGTAGGCATGTATATCCTAGTGTGTTGTGTTAGGCAATCCGCAAGGGATGTAGTGCCAGCCCTCGCTGCCCCTGCAATAATAAAGTCTGGTTTCATTTTAAAAGTTTCCTCACTTTCCGTATAAAAGGTCGGACATATGTTCCCTCCACATATGACCATTTAGGTTTAACAATCTTCTGCTGTTCCTTTATTAGTTTAGAATAAGGGAGGGTATACACTTTGTCATTGATTTCTTCTCCATTACTGACACGCAGAATAGAGTCTTTAGGGACATATATACCCTCCCTGTCATAGTCTTTGTCAATGAATCCTATTACCTCTGTGCCTATGTTCATAAACAACTTACCTGTTATCCAGTTTTGTTCATTACCCTCCTTCGTCTGGAACACTACACTATACTTTGAATCAATACATATTTGGAGGCATTCAGGAAACTTTATATAGCCCAGTAACCAGTAGTTATCTTCCTTTGATAAGATGTCGTTCCATCCTCCACCAGCTATAAGCTTTGTCATGTCTATGTCTTTGGTAAGCCTTAGAAAATCCTCTGTCCTGTTCTTTGCTCCACCAGCATAAAAGAATCTGTCCTCCTTGCGGTGGAATTGTTTTTGATTCTTATAAATAGCATGGCAATAGTGATAGAGGTAAGTCTGCCATCCCATCTCCTGTTCTGTAATGTATGCATCAGGCTCCTTGCCAAACATCTCCGTTAGTTCCTGTGACCATTTGTTAACATCCACACACATGTTTATATGTGGAGGGTTGTACTTGTCAAACACTTCCTTAGTTATCTCTGCTATTTCAAATATTCTTTTATGTCTGCTGTAGTTCGGGTCAAAGGAGAGTTTCTTCGTAGTGTCCGACAGGTTATAAATAGCTCCTATGGAGATAACAGCATCTATCTTTTGCCCTGTGTATCTCTTCATGCTGTACACAGGGGAGAAGGACTTATCTATTGTATATATGTTATATTCCCATGACAGCCTAGCTACTAGGTATGCCATAAGCTGATAGGCTGGGTTGATAGCCCTCCTGTCTATCCATACTTTCCTAGTGCTTGGAGAGAATGCTAATATATTCATTTTGTCCTCCTTCTGGGTCGTCTGCCACCAGAATTTTTGGAGCGGAAGGAGGGAATCGAACCCTCCCTTTCATCTGGTAGATGACGTATCTCCTCTTGATACTTCTTCCGCATTCCTTTGTTTAAAATATACAGGTATCTATGTTGCCATGTCACCTCCGCCTTGATACCTTTTTCTTTTAAGAACTCCTTGCTACTGGTCTTGTACTTATGCCATAGAGATACAGCATGGGTACGCTCTCCATTTGGGAGAATATAAAAATGTGTTTTATGTTTTCCCAGAGAAAGAGCATTGGTAGCCTGATAGATGATACCAGTGTTGCCCATTGCCTCATCAGCATACGTTATTATGAATTGAATGTTTGGATGTACTTGTTTGATATAACTTAGTAGAAGGGAGATTACCTGACTTTCACTGAACTTAGGGAGGGCATCTGATAGCCACATCCTGTCGAACTCACAGTGGTTGTCTAACGTAATCAATTTTGATATGGTACTCTTTTTGGTTGGATTCATGCCATAGCCTAACTGAATAAATCCCTCTGTCTTGTTGACAGCAAAGGATAGAAAACTGTTTCGTGATACCTTTCTGGAGTAGTGGTGTTTGACTACACCTTTCCTCGCATGGTCTAAGGTACACTTAGTAAGGGTCAGAGAACCGTTGGTTATTCCAATCGGCTCCCTGACCAGCAAACCCTCTTTGTAGATTAGGCTTTTCATCCTATGTAATAATACTTCTGGTTCTTGTGTTCTACGATGTTGAACTCCATCAGGACTGACAGGGTAAACCTCAATGACCCTGCGATACTTGGTTTGGTACAAGACCCTCCTAGCACTTCGTCTACTTCGTCTACGATGTCATCGTATGCCTTGCCCTTCTTACACTTCTTCAGGACTTCATGCATAGCCTGTACTCTGGTCTTGCCTTTCTCTCTCTTGACTTTCTTCTTAGCTGGTTTCTTTTCTTCCTTCTTGGAGTTCGTCTCCTTGACCCTACCATTTTTACCTTTCTTCTTTGTCATTCTTTCTCCTTTCTCTTTCTTGACATTAAATTTAGTAAATCCCAATACGTTTAATACCTTTGCTGTCCTTGCTGTGAACACATCATCCTTGTCAATCTCTTCCCCTGCTTCCTTCAGTTCCTCTATCATGGTCTTGAAGTCATCCTTGCCTATCGTATCTTCACATCCCTCCAATAAGACCTTGTTCATTTCGTCCACAGCATACTCAACGTCTTTTGGTTTCAATGCTGATTCATCCTTTGTCATTGTTTCCTCCTTTGGTTAAGGTTTGAATATAAAGTTAGTTAACACCTTGCAATTATACAGTTAAGCATACTCCTTCCTGTTCTACATTTGTCTCTACTACCCACAACCTTGCGCCTCCATCTGGTGTTTTTCTACAAGCACACTTAGCTCCAAAAGTCTTAAATGCGGCTTGTATCCTGATTGCCATTTTAGTTGTGGGAACATATATTGAATCTCCCACCTCCATCCTGTTGAAAAGTTTTTGATATTCAATCTTACTACCCCTGCGAATATCAGGTACAGGAAATCCTTTCTCTACTTTAAAATTGTCAAAACCATTAAGCCCATAGTTTACTCTTTTCACTTTCATTTGTTCCTCCTTTGGTTAAGGATTAAAAATATAAGGCTCTACTATAGTATGTACATAATCACGAAATTTTGGAAATAATTATTTTTCTTTTTTCTCCCTCCTTTCTTTCAGTTTAGAATCTAGGTATGGTCTACCTATCTTATAGGACATTAATACGTTCACCTCAGCGTTCAGGTCGAAGTCATCGTCTCTTTGTTTCAGTACACCAATACGCATAAGCCCCTTTGGTTTTTCTTCTGGTTGCTGATTGAGGGCAAAGCAAATATCAGACTCATTTATTTTACCTACAGACTCAGCCCAATCTCCTTGCTTGATGTCCTTCTGTGTCCTCATGGTATTAGATTGGCTTGCCGTCACTACCAAACACCTCCTTTCCTGTGCCATTGCTTTATGTGCCATCCACACCTCGTCTATCTGGTGTCTTGTGTCCTGTCTGGTATTGTCTGCGGAGAACTTGTCTGCCATGTCAGTAACTATAATATCAGGCACAAACCCCTCATAGTTTTCCATATTAAGGAGATGTGTCTTCAGGTCTGCCACCGTAGCTCCTTTGGAGGGATACTTAATAAATCTAAACCTGTTCTTTCTTAATAACCCTCCATACAGTATTCTATTCTTTGCCAATACCATTTCTTCAGACAGGACTTCCCTCTTAACCTTCTTGTGCCATATTGCTTGTTTATACTCTTGCTTGCAATTTGTACATGTTTTATATCCCCTCCTTCTAGCTGTTGATGGTTTAAGCAACTCATCATTATCATCAAACACGCCTACATCACATTCTCTCTCCTTCCTTTCGCAGGTATTCCTTTGATTCTTTACACAGTCGAACAGTGGGAGTAGTAGTTCGTCAAGTTCTTTTGTCGGGCATGCATTAAGGTATTGATGTATACGTTTCACCATCTGTTTTTCTGACATCTCCAGACTTGCATACACAACCCTGAATCCCTCCGACAGTCCCAGCAATGCCATCCACATAAGCCACCATGACTTTCCTATACTGGATACACCTACAAACGATACCAGATGCTCTCTTTCAAAATGTCCGACAATCCCTCCTAGCACCCCAGGAAATTGAAACAATGCATCCCCACTATCATCAGCAAAGGCTTTCCGTATTACGTCTTCATCGAATGGGTTTATGCCTTTGGTCTGTGGTCTTGCTACCCTTTCAAACTCCTTGACTATGTTCTCCGCCTTATCTATATTTCCCTTAGTGATGGAGGTGGATAGTTTCTTGCTGACTTCCTTAAGGGCTATCGTCCTGAAATACTTTTCCGATGCATTCAGTGTGTATTCCACATTAAATGTGGGGCTTTCTTCTATTTCATCGGATATGTGGGAGAGGAAACTTGCTGTAAGGTCTTCCTCTTCTTCGGACATCTTGTCCCTGTTGGCTATGAATATGTCCTGTATGTGGTGTAAGGGAGGCTTCTTGTATTCTTCATAGTATTCTATGCACCAATCTGCTACCGTTCTCGCAAAGGGTACAGTGAGGGGACGGTAGATTGGTTTAATCTCTTCAAGAAACCTTCCGCTTAGAATCATACCTGTTATTATGTTCTTCTCTATCTTAGCACTCATTCGCCTGTCCCTTCGTAACTAACTTAAGTCCATTACAATCTTCCTCCATCTCCTTCACAAACCTGTAAAACATTTTTCCGTCTGACTTAATCATCCCCAGCGTTATGTTCACTATCCAATCCTGTCCCTCCATCCACTTAATATATGTTTGGCATAACAGGTCTGGAGTATCAAACAGTCTTTCCATTCTGTCCGTCCTGATGTTGATTGTATCTTGATAGGCTACTAATGTTTTTATTCCCTCTATCAACCTTACCTTATCATTGGAGGGTATTTTATCTTTCGGGTAATCCATTTTAGCTGTGAATATTCTGGTCAGGTGTGGTGTCTGGTCTGGTATGTCCCTCCCTTCCATCAATGATATTGGTGGTTCTTTAATAACAGATAGGAAAACGCTTGTGCCTGTTCTTGGATTATAAATCAAGGTAGGGAGGTCTTTAGTTCTAATCTTTGTATATCCCTCCTTTGAATATAAAGCCACATTCCTTATACCTTGCATGAGTTCTGCTCTGGTATATTTATATTTATGTTCCTTAGTAGATATTTTATTCCTCTTAAAGTACCCTTTGTTGATTTCTTTTCCTTTAAAGAAAGTTCCATTGATTAATTGTTTCATATAAGATTCAACTTCCTCTATGATGCTTTCGGATGTGTGTGTTCTGGTATAAGGGAGGTCATTCCATATCTTTATGCATCTATAACCAAATGATTTTCTTATGGAGGGGGATAATGAATTATCCCTACAAGATACTTTAGTATCTTTATTAAAAGAGCTTGTAGTATTATGCTCGTTATTTTTCGTAAGTGCGGACTTACGGTTTTTCGTAAGTGCCAAAATCCAAATCTTCCTCCTTGTGCCTGTCTGTACTTTGGTTAATTGTGTTTTAATAAACCCCTCTTTAACTAGGTCTCGTATCCATACTGATACGGTTTCAGGTCTGGTGTTATAGAGGTCAGCAAAGTATGAATTACTAGCCCAGCAATATCCCTCCTTATTACACAGGGCTGTGAGTTCTGAATACAATATCTTTCCATGAGGTGTTAGATGTTCGTTGTATCTTACTTCGGCGGGTAGTATTCCGTAGTAGTGAGGCTTTTCCTTATCCATATAGCCCTCCTGTATAAACAACAAAAGCCTGTACAAAATACCAGATGGAGGAATCGGTAACCCCTCTAGCACATGCACAGGCTTTTGAAAAAATATTATTTATGTTTGATTCCCGATTCAACATCAATGTTCCTCTATGTGGTGAAGTAGTATGTTTCTATATATAGTATATACAAAAACACAAAATTTTGGAAATAAAAATTAAAAAAACTTTTTTGCTATAGTCCATGCTTGCCAATCTGACAGGTCAGCTGGGTCTTTAATCCCTTCAGGAAGCTTGAGATTGTACGCCTCTACGCCTAACAGGTTGAGGGCATCAACTATCTTCAGGGCTTCTTCCTGTGCATTGTCCTCACTGTCGAATAAAACACCTACCTTCTTAAATTTCTTCAACAGGGAAATTTGTTGCATAGTTGTTTTCGTCCCGAATGTAGCCACAGCTACTCCACGACCCATGCGCCAAACGTCTGTTATTCCCTCCACGACTATCACTGTATCTTGGCAATGGTCATATCCGTAGAGGTAGTCCTTGAGGTTTGTGCCATGCATGTTCAGGTATTTAGGTTCTTGTTTCAGGATAGCCCTCCCTACATACGATACAAGAGTATGTTTGTGGTAAATAGGCGCAATTATCCTCCACTTAAATTCACCGACCAACCCTCCTACATAGATGTTCCAGTTACTCATTATACTTCTAAAGTCAAACCCTCTATTCTTCAGGTATAATTTATATTTGTTGCTTGGATGGTTAATAGAGTGGTGAGGTTGAAAAGACCCGACAGGCATTTCAACTTCCTCGGGTTCTGTTCTATTCCTCCTTACAGGTTTCTCCACCTCCACTTCATCGGTCTGGTACTTCTTGATGGTTGCCATTATTTTCTTTTTGTCGTAGCGTATGCCATCAGGAAATACCATCCCTATCAAATCCCATAGCCCATGTCCTCCACACTTCCAACAATTAAACTTACCTGTAGTTGGGTCATAGCCTAGATGTTCAGAGGGGTCATCACAGAATGGACAGTTAATATTGACCCATCCCTCTGTCACATTCTTACCCTCTGTCTTGTATTCAATTCCCTCGTCTTCGCAAAATCTTATTAAGTCAAACATATTTCTTCCTCTCTTTTTCCCATTTAACCTGTAGGAATTTATTGTGTTCTTGGATACCACAATAATCTTTGCCTTTTATTTTTTGGAGTTCTTCCTCCATGAATCTGTAGGCACTCTCCATAACACAATAATGACAGTGAGGGTTTTTGTCAACTACTCTATCCATCCTTTTTATTATACTTATCATTTGAGTCTGTGTTTGTTTTGAAGAGTCTAGTTTTTTTAACAACTCATCTTTGTTTATGTAAGTACCTTCGTAATCTATTCCTAATCCCTTTATAACCTTGCCCATTATTCTTCCTCCTTATGTTTTTGTTTGTTAATTTCTACGCTATCCATAACAGCGACTGCTAAATTTGCTATACAGGTTTCTACACAAAGGTCTCCTTCCTCTCCCTCCTCCTTTACCATGTTCATAAATCCATCGTTAGCCATCTTTATTATAGCGAACATATAAGTCATACCCATTAAATCAATCACATAGGGAAAGGGCATTCCATCATAGCATAGGAGGGACATGTGTGCTTTTTCAATGTATTCCTCATTTTTAAATCCTTGCATCCGTAATAATTCTTTGAAGTCGTCAGTTTGAAACATCATTTTTTCCTCCTTCTAAATTTTCTTTTCGGTTTACGTTTTGGTTTGTCCTCCACAGCCAATGTTTTTCCTTCTTTCCTTTCTGGTGACATACCATGATTCTTGATAAAGTTAGTAACCAGTTCTTCGTTCTCCATGTAGTATTTTCCTCCCACTTCACATGAATCTCTGTTGTGCCTGTACCGTTCACCATCAGGTAGTATAAGGCGTACAATCCCTTCCTGCGTCCTCCTTCTGAGCTTGAAAAAGGCATCACTGTATGTCATGTCATTGTCCACATGCCACTTGAGGTCTATCAGGTCTTGGAGGACTCGGTGGCAGACATAGCATCTTGGCTTGTATGCCCTCTTAAACCTACCCTCCTTCTTGCGCTTAAATGCCTTCTTCTTTTTTACTTTTAGGTTTCGTTTCCGCTCGAGCTTCTTTTTCATTGGTCTCCCTCCTTCAGTTTAGTTCCTTCTTCATTAAAGTTGTCCATCCAATACTTGAGGATTTCTCTAGCGGCTTCTTTGCTTTCTCCGAACTCTTGTCTAATGTACTGACCTGCTCCAAACATATTTGCCTGTCCCGACTCCCTCAGCACATCCAAATAATCTAAATGTTCTTGTCTGATAACGGTCATAATATTCCCTCCTTCTTATAAAATTCCATTCTGCTTTTAAGATTATGTTGTAGCAGCCAATTATTATCTGAGAAGTCGTATATGATTGCCTTCTCCTTCCCTTCCGCTATGCGTACTATCCTCCCTATTATCTGTTGTAGCTTACCATCAAACTTGATAGGTGTGGTTAGGAAGACGGAGGATAATTGTGGTAGGTCAAATCCCTCCCCTATCAACTGTCCTGTTGCTATTAATATATTGCTTATTCCCTGTTGTAGTTTTTCTATCACCATCCTCCTTTCACTGTTTGGTACATTACCTACAAGGAGTACTGAATCTTGTAGTCGGTCTTGTAGTTTCTTACAATGTCCTACCCTGTCAGATATAACAAGGGCTATCCCATTAGGGAACTCCTTGACCTGTCCCTCTATGTTCTTTGTTATGATAGCGTTTCTATCAGCATTGTTTATCATGTCTTGAATCATAGCGTTCCTCTGTCTGGGGTTTGTCATGTAATAACTATAATCTGTTTCGATTATTTTCACTTCAGGCTTAAGGATGTCCCCGCTCTCCTGTAGGTTCTTGGTTTTGATTTCATGTACAAGCCCTCCCATATACCTGTATATTAATTCATCCAGACCATCACTCCGCCTGTCGGTAGCCGTTAGCCCCAGAAGGTATCTAGTACTCAGCTTCTCCACCACATTTGCAAATGTAGTAGCTGGTACTCTATGACATTCGTCTACTATCAGCGTTCCATATTTGTCTGGTATCTCCATCTTGGCTAGGGAGTTCACTATGCCTATAGTGATGTCCTTGAAATTTCGGTGTCCGTCTCCAACTAATCCTACTTGGTCAGAGTTAATATTTAAAAACTGGTGTAGCTTCTCCTTCCATTGATACATTAGTTCCTTAGTGTGTACCACTATTAAGGTAGGCACTTTCCTTTTGGCTATAGTCCATATAGCGATAACGGTCTTGCCCCCTCCTGTGGGAGCCTTTAACACACCACAAGTATTCTCATTTATCAACATCCCTCCCCTTGTCTGGTCTCTCCTAAGTTTTCCTTTGAAGGAGACGTCTATCAATTTAGCAACAACTGTTTCATTGTAGATTTGTACTTCATGGTTTTTGATTAGTTCGCACATCCTGTAGTAATACCCTCTAGGCATGCTGTAATAATTTTTGTCCCTGTTTCTTTTCATTAACCTTAGTTGTTTGGGTATTCCTCTAGTCAGTCTGCCTTTCTCCTGAGCTTCGGCATAGAGGGGATTGTCTATGGTCAGTTCCTCCCTTACCTGTTTTATGATGTCTTCAGGTAAACCACACAAACGAAGCCTACTATTTATCTTCATAGTTATCATATTTTATTCTCCTCATAGTGTTGTTTGACTTGTTTAATTCTAGTCTTTATTGCTTTCCACTTCCATCCCCTCCTTCTTAAGTGGAAGGACAGGGAGGCTAAAGACTTGATTTCATTTTCCAGTACGATTCGCACCAGCATTTTACAATCATCAGGAAAGTTCTCTATCAGTTGGTCATACGATAACATTTGGTCAGCTACTAAGCCTAAGAACTCGTCACAGCGTTTATGCCATGTCATATCTCCCACAGCCCCCATGATATCAGTATATTTTCTACCACCTCCCTGTCGTTTGTTTAATATCATGCCCTGAAAGCGATAGTTAAGGTTACATACTAACCATCTAGAGAACTGTTTTGTCCTGTCCCAACTTCTATAACATTCACAGAAAACCAGATATCCCTCCAACACGAGTTCATCGTAATCAAAGTTACTTTCAAAATGCCATTTCCTTGCCTGATGATGTATGAGTAGCTGATACTTTCTAAACAGATACTCCATCATGTTCTATCTCCTTTGGTTAAGAGTCAAATAATAAAACCCCCTACCCTGTGAGGGGTAGGGGGTGGCAGATAATCTTCTTTCTCTATGACTGTTTCAGTTTTGCCATTTCCTCTGTCAGTGTCCAGAGGGCTTTGTTCAATCTTACATCCTTGTCAATAGCCTTTACCTGCTTGGTCTTTCTAGCCCTCGCATACTTCCTAGCATAGTCAGTGTTACCCCACTGGTTAAGCTGTGCCTTCTCCACTAAGAACCTGTCTCCCTTAAGGAACTTCTCCTGCACTACATTATAGCTGTTCCACAGGTTTGGTTCACTGTCTTTACTCCTTCGTGGTTGTATCAATCTCTCCACGCTTACCTGTTTGTCAAACTTATTGAACTTATCTTCTCCATACAGGAGGTCTAAGGCACTCAAACCGAAAGCTTCTCTTTCTGTTTGTGATAACTGGATACCCTTAAAGTCATTCACCCTCTCTATGACCTTCGGTGTATCCTCTACGATGTGATATACAGCTTCCAATACCTTTTCATCTGCATACCCCTTGTGGAGTATCCTGTGGGAGGCAATGGTTGAATCTGCTGTTATACATCCATTAGAACACCAACATCTCCACAGGGCTGACATCAGGTTGAATGCTGCACCCGCATCATGGGCATTGGTCATAAGGATTTCAGGGATAATCTCATCAAGTTGTAATTGTTTTCCTACGTCTCCTTCTCTCCTGAATCTTAACATGTGTTTCTGAAAACCCATACGGTCTTCAGATTGTGCATTGGTCTCCCTACCACTACTAACGTACCATCCATGTTTCTCCATCAGCTTGATAAGTTGTATGGTCGGAACGAAAGCGTACCTGTTGGAGGTTCTACTTGCTGGTCTCTCCGCCATCACTGATGATAGCTTTGTATAATCAAAAGCATTTGTTAACCTGTCATTGTCAGTCATTAGGTCATGTCTAGTAGTAATCATTTCTCTCTCCTTCATGTAAAAATTATAAAAGTTAATAAGATATTACGCAGGACATTCTTCTATCCATCTAGCAACTTCATTCAACTTCTCCATCACATCATTGTTTTCTATCTCAACTATGGCGTCCTCCTTTGCTTCGTCAATGTCGTTGATGGCTTTGTCCTTTATCCTGTCAATACTTTTGTCTATCTTTTCATCGCTCTCCACTACCCTGTCTTTGCATTCACTAGCTATGACTAACTTAGCCTCCTTCACCTGTCTATCAATCTCCGTCTTGACAGCATTATGAATCATTTGTTTAAAAAACATTTCCAATTCCTCCATTACCATAAAGGTTATAAAAGTTAAAGAGAGTATCTGGGTAAGAAACAATCTTGTAATTCGCCAGTCTCCTTGTTCAAGTGTCTTATTATTCCTCCCACATCATGCAATAAATTACCAGATGTTGCTACTAATAATTCATCAAGCCTTAGAGGGCAAGTGTTGTGACAGGCAAGCAAAGACAACTCTGCTGTTATAAGCGGAATCTTAACTCCTAATTCTTCCGCCTCCTTCACAGCCCTCTTTGCTATCTTGACTATGATACTATAATTAGTTTCGGCTACTTCAAAGTCTATCATCTTTCTTCCTCCTTTGGTTAAGGTTATCAATATTCTGGTTTCTGTGGTTCTGGAGATTCATCGGTCTCCGTTTCATAGTGTCCCATGTCAAACAGGAACTTCTCATCCTGTATAGCACAGTGACAGTCAGCACATATCTTCTCACCTTTACACATCTCGTTTTTAGGATATGCCCTCCCACAGTGGTGGCAGACGTATATTCTCCCTTCCTGTTCCTCTAACAGGTCAAGACCTTCTTGGTCTTCAGGGTCTACGCCTCCACCTTCATATTGTCGGAAATTAATATTCATATACTATCTCTCCTTCTACCCACTCTCCACACACACTGAAGGAGATGGGTTCATAAATAATTTCCAGTGGTACTATTACAGGTTCAGGGGCTCCACACCCTAAAAGATTGTAGCCTATATGATATAGGCAAGGCAATAGAATAATGATAAAAGCTTTCGTCCACATAATGTCCTCCTTCTGTAAAGGTTAATACATCTCTATTATATTTCCGTCTTCGTCAAAGTCCTCCTCTCCTGACAACATACCCATGTCCTTCAACTAATTTAAACAGGGACTCTAGATTATCGGCAACCACATCATCACCCTCCCTGATTTCAAACTCAAGCTTACGCCCTCTTACAATTAAACCGTCAAAGAACTCTATCATTTGTAGCCTTTGTACTATCTCTCGCCAAATATCCCTGTCCTCTCCCATTTCCTTTAGTATCTTCTCCAAGTCATTCATTACATCCTCCTATCCTATCCAACAGACTTTCTTTCCTCCAATAACCCTGTTGTCAAGAGGTTCGTCCCCCCAGTCATAGAGGTCGGCTAAAATACTGTCCATCTCATACGCTTCCGAGTTTGCATCTATGCAATCCAGTTCGTCAATTATCTGTTGCTTCTCTTCGTCATGTTCTTCATCAATGGGAGGGATGTTTTCTAATTCCATCTTTAACACCCTCCTTATGGACATGATAGTTACCTTACCTTCCTGATATCCCTCTATCATGCTTTTAATTTTTATACTATGTATCCAATTAGCCATTGTTATTCTCCTTCACCAAATATTTTAACATAGGATATAAAAAGTTCCTTTAGAACTTTCTTAGTCAGCACTCCATCCTCCTGTCTAGTGTAGAGGATTCTTCTGCATTTAACCTTGTTGCCTGTCTCGTCCCAGATGAAATCAGGGCTCAGTGGCGATACTCCCACCTTTTCAGGTGTAAAAAAGACAGTGATAGCCTCATCCATTTGCCACTGTTCCCTCCCACCCTTGAAGGTAATCTTGTATCCTTCGTCGAGGGCGCACTTAATTTTCTTTTCGGCTTCCTCCTTGTCCTCTACATCATCATAGATAAAACCTCCAACTTTTTTTACTGTAGTTATTACAAATGAAGTCGTAGCCATCACTGTCCCTCCTTCTTAAGAAGATTGTCGGATATAAAGGTCATCCCCTCCGCCTGTAGTCTGTCTATCAATAGTACAGTGTCCTTCGGTGGTTGTGGAGGATGTCCACAGTAACCATCTATGTAACCATTGAATGCATTGATATCAGGTATAGTGTTAGGGAGGTTGCACTCCTTCCCTTCCTTCTTATCAGTCAATCCATAAAAGTAATGTATGTGATATTGTTTATTCATCGTCATGCCTCCTTCCCTTGTTTGGATGTCTAACCTCCACATCGAAGAAATCACACAGCACACGCTGTACTTCCTCCTCTTTCCAGTATAAAGTCCTTATTCCAATCTTGCTGTAGTCGGTATAAAATAATTCTTCCCTCTGTGACGTATCCATTCTTCTAAACTTCCTCTGTGCTGATGCAAATTCCTGTTTGCGTATCAGGACAAGTAATTGACTAAACTGTTCCCTATCCTCCATGTATATGTCAGATATTTCCTCCTCCTTTACATCGTTAGCCAATCGTTTATAGTTGTCCATAGTCTTGAGGATTGCTAGTTCTACTATCATTTGGTCATGCATATTAAGGTTTCTCATCCGATTCCCTCCATTAGGTCTGGTGGCAGATAGCCTCCCAGACCCTCATAAGGTTAGTGTTACTTTTTAATAATTATGATAGAGGTCTGGTCTTCAAAGGTGCTAATCCTGTCTAAGTCCTCTATCCCTATAGCCTTCTCCGCATCCTTAACCTTAACACTAATACAATTAAGGAAAGTCTGTGCGGATACCTTATTAGAGAACTTCTTTACATTGACAGTTCTCACTTGCTTCTCTATCTGTTCAACTCCTTCATCATACATACCAAACATTTTCTTAACTGTCCTGTTGGCAAAGAGGGTATCAAACCTAGATTTGATTCCTTCAATCTCCTTCTTGATTCGTTTTTCTTCCCTCTTAAGGTTCAAATAATAATCAACTGTCTTTCTAACGGATGTTCCTTTTAACGTATGCATTTTCGATTCCTCCTTCTACTACAAGTTAACGATATAAAATTACCTTCCTAAAACAATCTTATCGAATCCCATTGTCTCCGTCATGTATCGTGTACCATCTGGAGCCACGATAACATCACCGATGGACATGGAGGTATGGTCTGTCCCTGATTCTTTTATCAGGTCATTCATCTCCCCATTGGGACTCCATCGCACATTCATTATCATCCAGATGTCCTCAAACCTAGCATAGACATTCTCACTATGGTTAGCAAAGTAAACCTTTGCTACCTTGTGGTGTGTCTCCGTCAGGTCTTCTGGAGGGTTAGGTGGTTCATTGTCCCCGAAGTACGGTTTGAATTCCTTTGCATACCATACCTCCCAGACAGGGTTAGTAAACCCCCTTCGTTCCTCTAGGTCTATGTCCTCCGATACAGAAATGTGTAAGTTCTCCAACACTTCGCCTGTTGGTAGTTCTATTATATATGCTACATTCATTTTGATTCTCCTTCCTAAAAGTTAAAAAATAGTAGATGTTAATTATGTATGTATTATAACACTACCTCACTTTCTCTCAACAGTTTTAGAACCCACCGCAAAGTTTGTATCTCTTGTATTACAATTTTTCTCTCCTCTACGTTAGAAGGTTGATACTTCATATCATCCCTCACATCTTTCAAAAATTTTATGTGCTCTTTTATTTCCTTTCTTGCCTTTTTCATTACGCTACCCTCCCTTGCTTGGTGGCAGAAGATTTCCTCCCACCCTTCAATAAGATTAGGGCTATATTGCCATTGCCCTCTTTGGCTGTCCTCATTGCTAACAGGTCTGACTTACTACAGTCTGTATAATCGTCTGGGATGTCCTCCTTGCTGTTGAAGATTGTAGCATGAGGTTTACGCTTGTTTATTGGATACTTCCCTCCATCCGAATGTATTACAACAGTGTTAGGAAGTTTCTCCCATCCTGTCCAATCCAGTGAAGTAGATTTGGTATACATAAAGAACTCCACCTGAGGGACTTGCCTTGCTATTTCAACAAGCTTTTCGAGATACCCTTGTGAATAAACATCTCCACTTACATGCCATCTCACATACTTAATGTGTTTGCCTTTGTGTTTTCTTATAGTCAACTCCTTCACAGCCACAGGCACAAAGCACTCCGACAGAGATAGTTTTAATCTTTCTTGATATCCCTCCTGTACGTTGGGGAAAGTAAAATTTCCTACTCTTGCCAAACAGATAGACTTGCAGAAAGCAGTACAGCCTATGCAAGTATCAACGGCAGGGAGGCTACTACTGTAAATGTCCTCCTTGTCATGCTTACTGTTTTTCTTTCCAAATAGATATTGCATCCGATTCCTCCTTCAGGGTTGGTGGCAGAAAACACCTCCCACACCCTCAAATGGTTAAATAAACATTATACCAACTTGGTAAGGCGCATCTCCACCAGTGTTTGCTAGTTTAGCCCTCTTAAGGGCTTGCGCCTCAGTCCTATAACAATGAACCTTCTCTTGCTCCTTGCCTATGTAATCAGTGTGGAAGAAATGTCGTCCACCCCTCCCTAGCACTTGCATATTAAACTGTCCTGAATGTTCGTCTATCCTACAACTGAATATAAAATATTTTCTTGCTGTCCTCATTTGTCTCCTCCTTTAGGTTCAGGTTCGTAGTCCTCTAGGTCTATGCCATGTTATTGGTTATGATGCCTGTCCCATGCTATCTTAGCCTCTTGCTGGGTCTTTATGGCATCCCTCGCAACCATTGTCAAATGGTCATCTACCTGTTCAACTATAGTGATGTATCTCTGTGGGTCATCCTTGTACTTCTCAATCACATCCCTCTGCAAGAGGGACAGTCTGGTAATTAAAGATTGTACACCAGACTCCAGACTTCTAAGCACTTCATCTTCCTCCTTTGGTCGTGCATCTGTTTCTACTTCAAATCCAACTATTGCATTCTTACAAGGTATCCTCTGGTTTATTTCATTTAACATTTTAGTCCTCCTTCTGGGTGGTGGCAGAAACCCCTCCCTAACCATTCTTTTTCTCCTGTAAAATTAAACTGTGTTAAAAATATAAAGTGCTCCCCCCCACCCTCCGTAGAGAGTGGAGGGGATACTCTTAATAGTCTGAATCATCTGGTAGATGGTCAAACGAGTTCTCAGGTTGTAACATTGAATGAGACAACCCAGCGTCAGGATATGCTTTTTCTGCCTCTTCAAGACTGTAAAACGCATCGAGAAAGTTTTTTCTTGTCTGTCCTGCTAACACTGAACTGTGTGGATATTCGTCATACCCATAAACAACAAACCTACCATCCTGCTTTTCTATAATGTCCAACCAATCATGCTTTTTCTCTTCCCTCATAATCTCATCTCCTTTTTTACTGCCTGTTATAAAAATAAAAAGTAACCATCCCCACTCTCCGTAGAGAGTGGAGGGGATACTCTTAGAAATCTCTTACGGTGTAAGTTTCTCTGAAGCCCTGTTAATAATATCCTTCATCGTTTCTTTAACTTCTGATAATTTACAAAACACTTCCTCATATTCTTCTCCTTCAAAGTTTATTGCCAATGAATGAATACAATTAAAATGTTCCTTCCATTCTTTTACAAATTGCTCTTTCGTATTTGCTATTCTCATTCTCTCTTCTCCTTTTGTTAAAAAAGTTGTGTGCGTGTAAAAACATTAAGATAGGTTCGGAGGGTATTTTGATGTATAGACATTTCCCTCTTCCAATATCTTTACTATTTCCTCAGCGTTATTCATGTCATGTACATTAGCACCAAATTCGATAACAATATCTCTTAGTCCTATATTCCCTAAACTTTTCCTGACGATGTACGCATTAGTCATTCCTCCACTATGTCGTACAGTAATCATTGTTCCCTTTCCTACATTCTGATAAAGTAATTGTTCCTTTGGACTACCACTTACGTCTTCTCCTTGCTTAAACATTTTTCTTCCTCCCACTTAAAAGGTTTTTGTAATAGGTTTGTAGTTCGTGTACTTTCTTATATCTCAACTCCCTTTGCTTAGTAGTAACATCATCCATCGTTCCTCCCTGATGCAACACTTCTATCATTATGCGTGTTCTTAAATCTCCCCTCCTTGACCTTTCAGCAATCCCGCTTCCTAAAGCCATTATCTTCCTCCTTCTTGTCTTGCGTAGTCATCAAAACCTACGGCATCTTGTTCAGCTTCTTTTATTCCCTTGATTATGTCCTCCCCGAAGCACATAACCTCAGGGTCTCCATCAAAGAACCAACTCTTTAATACATTGTCAATCACAGCCCCAGACTTCCAGTATTCAGTATAGATAGCCTCATCATTGGGCATTAACTTATTCAACTCCCTTCCTATCATTACATCATTCCTTTGTACTTTCATTTCCGATTCCTCCTTACTACAGGTTAAGTCTACCCTCCCTGACGGTGGCAGACAAATTTTAATAACAGTATTAGACTTACTCCCTACGGTATAGGGAGGAAGCCTGATGACGTTATACCCTCATAACATACAAAATCATCACAAGCATAATGCACCTCCTTCCGTTCTAATAGTTAGAAAACAATTACTTCCTCCTTCACCTTAGATAGCTGGGCGAGCCATCAAAGTTTCTCCCCAATAGGGTAAAGGAGTCAGTGATTATTTGCTAGGTGATATCCATAGTTATTAGATGGAGGACAATGTACTGGATTATACATTGTCCTCCTTACTATATCCCGACCTCACTTGATATTATGAAATGATGTTGTGGTGACTGTCCTCCCTGTCAGGTGGTGGCAGATGCCCCTCCCTGTGGTCAACAGTTTCTTTTGATTTCAGATATGTGGTACTCCATGCGGTTCAGGATATTTGTATCTCCCAGTGAGATACCTTTTGGCTTGGTAGTCTTGTTAAGGCTTGCCTGTCAGGGATTGTTCTGCTCAGGACTTACTCCCCTCTGTCCCCTAGTGTCACCTGCGGTGGCAGATGACCCTCCCACAACCCCCTCTGCGGTGTATGTTGTGGGTAGGACGATAATGGATACGTTTGCTGGGCTGGCTGACCTCCCAGACTCAAACTTTTTTCAGGTCTCCCTTCCCATCTGCGCCTACTTATAACGACTTTCAGAACCTAACAGGTTCAAGGGATGTTAGAAAACTATATCAAAGAACAGATGTTATTGTACAAAAAAGACCCATAGAAAACAACGAAATACTAGTAAATATAGGGAAAAAGATTGATATGTGTCCTAAGTCCTTACATATCAAGGACTTACACATCAAAAAATAGCTTGATTTTTGACCCTCTATGTGGTCTAATTGGGACATGGAGAGACAGAAATCAAGAAAATCCTTCAGGCGCAGGAAACCGTCAAACAATGGTCATGGAGGGGGCTCCCTTCCTACGACTACGATTAGGGAAAAGGAGGAAGCCCTTTTCATATCAGCATACCTCAACAGCTTTAATGCGAGACAAGCCTATATATCAATACGTCCAGATGTCACAACAGGGACAGCAGGCGTGGAGGGTAGTAAATGGCTAAAGAAACCTCATATCATAGCTGAAGTGGACAGGCAACTCACTGTCCTATTTGAAACAGTCAATCTTAGCAATGAACAAATCCTAGCGGAACAATTAAAATTAGCCTTTGTAGATATCAGAGGTTTTTTTGATGATGATAATAACCTGAAGGAGATGTCACAATTAAACATAGCCCAGCAATCCGCAATAGAACAGATAGAGGTACAGGAAAATTATGAGGGACATGGTGACAAGAGGAAAAACATAGGCAAGACCACGAGGGTAAGATTTTATTCCAGACAGAAAGCCCTAGAGGCTTTAATGAAATATCGTGGTATGATTAGAGATGGTGGTAATACATTCAACTTCAAAGTAAATAATAATATTGAGAAGGCACAATTAACAGTGGACATAAAAGCCCTGAAGGAGAAACTAGGTGCAGAGCGCATTATTGACATCAACAGACAACTCACAGAAAAAGATAATTAAGCGTACAGTATCAGAGGAACTTTTAAGATATGCAGGCGCAGAGGTATCTTTAAAATTATACATCGAGCAAGCATGGCATGTAGTAGAACCTTCAACTCCATTCGTAGGAGGGTGGCATCTGGATGCAATTTCCGAACACCTCCAAGCCTGTTCTACAGGAGAAATAAAACGCCTTATTATAAATATACCTCCAAGACACATGAAATCTCTAGCTGTATGTGTATTCTTCCCAACATGGGTATGGATTAATGAGCCCACCTCAAGATGGTTATTCAGTTCCTACGCACAAGACCTCTCCACAAGAGATTCATTAAAATGCAGAAGATTAATACAATCAGAGTGGTATCAATCTATATGGGGAGATAGATATGAAATAACATCAGACCAAAACCAGAAAACAAGGTTTGAAAACAATTACACAGGAGTAAGATTATCTACTTCCGTAGATTCACTGGCATGCGGTGAGGGAGGTGACTACATAGTAGTAGATGACCCTCACAATACCAAGCAAGCAGAGAGTGAGTTAAAGAGGAATAATGTACTTTTATGGTGGGATGAAGTAATGAGTACGAGGTTAAATAATCCTAGAACTGGAGTCAAAATAATCGTGATGCAGCGTTTGCACGAACAGGATTTGACAGGGCATATCTTAGAGAAAGAGCTAGATTATGAGCACCTCTGTCTCCCTGCCGAGTTTGAAGGAGGAACAAGATGCAAAACACGATTATTCACAGACCCACGCACCTCCAACGGAGAGGTTCTCTGGGACGGTATCTATAACAAACAGGCATTAGGTATCCTTAAAAGGGAACTGAACGCTGAGGTGGACGAGTCTGGTAACACTATAACAGAATCCTATGCTGTAGCTGGACAACTCCAACAAAGGCCAGCCCCCAGAGGGGGAGGTATGTTTAAAGTAGAAAACTTCCGTACAATAAATATAGTAGACCCGAAGGAGATACAAAGGACAGTGAGGTACTGGGATAAGGCAGGGACGGAGGACGGAGGCTGTGCCACCGCAGGAGTATTAATACATAGAATGAAGAATGGTAGTTTTATAGTAGCGGATAGGGTAAAAGGCAGATGGAGTGTAGGCAGAAGGGAGAAAAGAATAAGATTAACTGCTGAAATGGATGGTAAAGGAGTACATGTCTGGGTGGAACAGGAGCCAGGAAGTGGAGGTAAGGAATCAGCAGAAAACACTATAAGAAACCTCGCAGGATGGAGGGTTAAGGCAGATAAGGTAACAGGTGATAAGGTAGTGAGGGCAGAGCCCTATGCAGACCAAGTGGAGATATCTAATGTATTCCTCCTTAAGGGAGATTGGAATAAGGACTTTATACTGGAACATGAATCTTTCCCTGTAGGCAAGGAGAAGGACAGTGTAGATGCTACAGCGGGAGGGATAAATAAACTTATAGCACAGAAATCGAGGGCTGGGGTATGGTAATGGAGATACCTGATAGAGAACAGGAGGCTATATGCCTCCTAGCAATGGAGAATAGCCAAGGAGACCAGGAGTTTTTACACCTCCCAGTGATAGAGAATAGTGATAGAGAAGAAGAGGGAGCTAAAGGAGGACGCAAATTTCTGGTGGCAGACCCTCCCTCCCACACCCTCAAGGAGGGAGAAGGGCAATGGAGGGCAGGAGCTTATTACCTACAGGTCATAGAGGAGGGTAAGGGAGAACAAGAGGCATTACACCTCCCGATAATATTTGATATGAAGGAGAATATGTGCGAGGCGGTGGAGGGCTGTGACAATGGAGGAGCCCTCCGAAGGAGGAACCCTCCCGTGGGAGGAGCCAATCGTAAACCCTCCCACAGGAGGGTGTGAAAGACACCCGAGGCAAAAATTCTCAAAAATTTTGAAATGGTTTTTTCAAGGAGGAACAAAACAGTGATACATTCATTCATGCGCTATATACCAGACGTAGATGACAGTGGGATGCTGATAGGGTATACATGGTGTGACGATGAAGGGGAGGACTATTAAATGGTTAGGGATAAGAGGGACATAACACAACGGAAGAAAAGCTTTAAGCGGAAGGAGAAACCTGTAAACAGGCTGAAGCAAAACGCTGTGGCTAATGGTAATGGTAACGGTATCTTTGACAGGTTGACGGAGGATACGAAGACACAATTATTAATAAATTTTCAACAGCAGATATCAAGGAGGGAGATTGCCAACAGGTTAGGGTTATCATTCAAGAATGATGCGAGGGATACTTATAAGGCATTAGGTTATCCTGTAGAACTTACATTCGACCACTACTGGGCATTTTATACTAGGGAACATATAGCAAAGAGGGTTGTAGATGCACCTGTCAATTCATGTTGGCAGAAGCCTCCCACGATATCGGAAATAGATTCGGATGAGGGGGAGGACACTAAATTTGAAAAGGCATGGCGTACAATGGTGAATGAGCGTAAGATGTGGCATTATCTTACAAGGATAGATAAGCTGTCGGGCATAGGTCAATACGGTGTACTGTTATTGGGGTTTGATGGTGGAGGGGAATTAAAGACGGAGGTGACCACAGCAACAAAGCTCTTATACGTCAGACCGTATAAGCAGAACAACATAACGATTAAGAAATTTGAGGATAATATAAATGATGAACGATACGGTCTCCCTAAGTTATACCATCTGGTAGTTACTAATGCCGATGGAGGGACTACGGAGACTATAGTACATTGGTCTAGGATTATACATGTAGCCGATGAACTGATAGAGGATGATATCTTCGGGACACCCAGAATGATGAACGTATACAATCTTATCGCTGGACTCCATCTGGTTGCTGGTGGTTCTGGTGAAATGTTCTGGAGGGGTGCATTTCCTGGTCTTGCATTCATACTTGATAAGGATGCGGAACTAGACCCGAATCAATCTAAGGCACTGTTGGAGACGGAGATTAATGATTACATCCATGATATGAATAGAACCATGCGATTACAGGGCATGGAGGTTCAGAACCTTGCGCCTCAGGTTGCAGACCCTTCAAAGCATGTTGAAACACTATTATCGTTAATATCAGGTGCAAGGGAGATTCCTAAAAGGATTCTTACTGGTGCTGAAAGAGGGGAACTAGGTGGAGATAGGGACGAATCAGCTTGGAACAAGAAGGTAAGGGAGAGACAGACAAACTTCTGTACGCCCATGATAGTCAGAGCTGTTATAGATAGATTAATCAAGTTCAAAGTCCTCCCTACACCTACTAAGGGGTACGAGGTAGAATGGCCAGATATTACATCACCGAACAAGGAAGAGGATGCGAAGGTGGCGGAGACTTTAGCTAAAGCGGTTGCCGTATACGGTAACGCATTAGGGGCTCAGGAAGTTGTCCCTCCAGAAGTGTTCCTGTCGGAGATAATGGGATTTGATACTGATGTTATTAAGAAGATAACAGGTATCCTTGAGACTATGCAAGCAAGTGACTTGGAGGATGAAAGTAAGATAGATGAACAAAGGAAAGAGATAGAAGCTGAATTGATTAAAGAAGGTAAGAACGAAATAGCAAAGAGGAAAGCTGTGGGAGATATTGCAGCTTCAACACAGGGAGACAGGTAGTGGCTGAAGTATTAAACTGTAAGAACGAAGAATGCCCCTCTAAGGATGAATGTCATACCTTTAAATATAAGGCTTTTCAGGGCATGGAGGAATATGTTGTTTACAAGTTCGATGAATGGACAGGTAAGTGTGGTCACTTTGCACCACTGAAGGAGGAAGATGAACAAGCAACAGGAAGCAATAGCTAAGTTCAGGGAGTTTCAAGTTCAGCAGGTTAATGAAAGAAGGATAAGAGAAGGGCTGTTAAAGAAAGGGGCAAAGAGGAACACTCCCTGTTGGTGTGGGAGTGGTTTAAAATATAAACGGTGTCATTGGTTGGAGGATAAACATGCCGACAGGAAGATTACAAAGACAACGGTTAGCTAATAAGAAAGCACGAGGAAAAGAGAAACCTTATGAAGAATGTAAAGAGTGTCTTTATATACTGAATGATTGTATTTTATGTAAGGATACTAATGAGTTCTTTGACAGGGAGAACGTCTTACAGGATACAGTAAGCGAGATGGTTGTTGATGGAGAGGCATTACAGAATGTACGATTTCCAATAAAGACTTTTAAGAATAGAGTCACCACACAGATGAGGGACGGTTGTATTGTTTGACAAAGAAGGAGCTGTACTATGTTGGAAACTAAAGAGTGTAGTGTGACAAAAGCGTTGGAGTTGTTCATGGAAGCTGTTGAGTTTTCTACTGACCTTGAAATAGTTGGTACAGCTACTCCAGAGGACAAGGAAGTCTTTGTATTAAGGGACTACAGCAAGGCAGAAGGAGTAGACGGTGCTTTTGTAGAAGTTGCCATTGCTGAGTTGGTTGAAAAAGTTTCTGACATGGATAGAGCAAAACAATTCTTACAGGTCATTGCAAACGACAGGAAACCTATTGTGTGTGAGGGCGTTACGAGGATTGTAGGATATTATTCCAGAATGAATAACTGGAATAAAAGTAAAGTGGGAGAGCTAAGAGACAGGCAAAGTAAGAATTATGCGCTTGGAGGGGCTTCCCCTGAATTTGATGCAGATAGAAGTACATACGTTAATAATTTATCTTAACTGTTTGATTCTGTTGTGGTGACAGTACTCCGAAACCCTTTGCTCTCTACTTTAGCTGGTAGAGACTTAGGGTGAAGGAGAAGAATATTATGATAGAAGGAATTATAATTTTAATAGCTTGGATTGTAGTAGTTTGGATTATTACTGATATACTTGATGAATTGAGGATAATTTAATGTTCGAGAAATATAAACCAAAATTATATCCTAGATGTGATAAGGTGAGGGAAGAGTTAAATGAAGTAAAGAAAGAAGTAAGTAATATAGAGTTATTGGTTACGCAGAAGTTCGATAAGGTTGTTGGTTTGATTGAGAAGACTGAAGCAGGGAGAGAAAAGACAGAGGAGAGGATAGGAGACTTTCTTGATAAAGTGGAAGGTACGCTGTATGGTAACGGTGGTGTGGGAATGAAGACAGAGATGGAGTTGATAAAACAAAAAGAGGAAAGGATGTCGGAGAGAATAAATGGAATAGGACAGAAGGTTAGTGAGAATGCCAAACAGCTAATAGAGAAGGAGAAAGAGTTATCAGATAAGATTATAAAAATAGATAAACAGGTAACAATTAATACGACAAAGATAATGGTCTATGCTGGGGGAGTAGGAACTATAGTTGGATTGATAAGTGTATTCGCTCCTATGCTATTTGATAAATGAAGATAGAAATGAGAATGGAGTGTGTGCTAAATGCTGAAACGATTTATGGTATATGTATTATTATCGGGATTGTGTATTGGGCTTATTGGAAGTGGAGTAAGCAAGGCACAAGAACACAAGCATGAAGTGATACAACAAGAACCAGTATTTGTGGGTAAGTGTTGGGAGGATTGTGTTGAATACATAGGTATAGTTCTGGAGGAAAGATATTACAGGTTAGAAACTGAACATTATATTCATCAGAGCAATAGTAAGATTAGTCATGCTCTTGTTTTCAACAGAGACCAGTTGTTTTTTTTCTTGATTAAAGGGAATCACGATGTATGGATAGCATGTGGAGAAGAGTTGGAGGATAAGAAGGAGAGATGGTCAGTGTTCAAGGTTAATAAGAAAGACAGTAGAAACCCTTTTACTTTATTGTATGAGGAGATGTTGGATGAGTTGAAAGAGGAGTTGGTGGGAAGTAATCATGGAACGTATATACAGATTATGTTTGGGGGCGAGTCGTGATAGATTGGGCATTCAAGATACTTGAAGTAGTGGTAATCATATTCTTACTTAAATGGGTGTTCAATTATTTTTGTTATAAAGGCAGAGAACAGAGAGAAAAGGATGAAGCTCAAGAGATAGATGATGCAAAACAGGAATTCTTGAAGAAGTATTTTAGATAATGGCTTTAGACACTCAAGCAGTAGCCATAGATTATTTCAGGGATAAGGAGAATAAATACAATGAAAAAGAAGATTTTAGCAATATTTGCAATAATAACCTTAACAGGTTGTATAAGTACCGATAAAACTGTAATAAAAGAAAAAATACCAAGATTCTCACCGACTTGTGTAATACCACAAGTAGAAGGAGTTAAAGATACACCAATGTCTATTCCTTTACCAGGTTCACTTTTACCTAATATAGAATAATGAAATTATGTGTATAACATGTAATGATACAAAAACAGTAAATTTATTAGTCAATACAGACCCGACAAGGACTCTGTCTACTAGGGTGAGGTTTGTTAAGGACGTGGAGAAGCGTTTTAAAGCCTTGCGTAAGGTTGTAGCGGATAGGATAGAGTCTGGGGCTTTACTGAAAAGAGATGATATAGGATTTACTATTAACACAACAGCAGCGGAATGGAGGAGTAAGTACGACCCTGACAAAATACCAGAATTTATGGAATGGTTGGAGGAACAAAACAACAATTTCATATTAAGTAAAGGAGGGAAAGGTATACAAACATTCCCGACCCAGACTACTCCCATCTTTCCTGGTCGGGCTTCGTTTGATACTAAGACACAAACTACGACAAGAGTACTGGGAGGAGTGGAGGGAAGGTGGACAGATGTTCACATCAGGTCAGCTTATCAGAAGGGTGTACAGAGGGCTAGATTAGAACTAAGAAAAGGAGGGGTTGATATACCGACTTTTGAATCTACATCCGAAGGTATAGGAGGTATTTTTAATGCTCCCTTCCATGTAGATAGAGTACAATTAGCATACAGTCAGACGTTTACAGGAATGCAAGGCGTTACAAAGGCAATGGAAGCCCCTATAGCTAGGGTATTAGCTACAGGCATGGCGGAGGGTAGAAATCCTAGAGCATTGGCATTACAAATTGCTGGTATTAAAGGGGAGATTAATAAGGTAGGATTGAGTAGGGCTAGGACGTTGGCAAGGACAGAAGTTATAAGGGCTCATCATGGAGCAAACATTGCTGAGTTCAGGGCGTTTGCGATAGAGGACGTAATAGTAAAAGCTGAATGGTTAACGGCTGGCGATAATAGGGTATGTCCCAGATGTGATGTAATGGAGGGACAAATATTTAAACTGGACGAAATAGAACCACTAATACCCCTCCATCCTAATTGTCGGTGTGTTGCTATTCCTATAACACCTAGAAATAAAAAGTTTGGTAAGCCCAAAGGAGAAGACCAGTCTGTGCGAGGGTTTGCAGGAAAACTTCCTCCTTGTCTTGATACAAACGAAGTAAGGCTAACGTTAAATGCGCCTATAGCATGTATCAGTAAGAAGGATAAAATTAGGGCATTGAGGGCAAAGAAAGCCTTTGTGCCTTCTACAAAAGCTATGCAACGGTTGGGAAAAGCTAATGAAGTTTCATTAGCCAAACTTATTAAAGGAGAGTCTTTCATCACTAATGAGCCGTTTGATGTTATAGTAAAAGCGGCTGGAAAGAGGGCTCACATGATAGAGGTGAAAACCCTGATAAAGACTAAAACAGATAAGATTACTATGAGAAAAGCGTCCCGATTAAGAAAGTTGGCGGAGGCTGCAAAACATCGTGGTGGTCAAGTACATACAGTAGTGTTTGATGCTAGAGGGAAAGGAAGACCAAAGATATTTTATTCACAGGGCGTAGGGAGTTTCAGGCTTGGAGGCATGCGGAAGGTATCACAGAAAGAACTGAAAGGAATATTTAGTAGTGGTAGAGCAACAAGTAGTCCTATACGGATTAAACCAATAGCTAAAATAAAGGAAACAACAGTGGGGTGGAAGAGGGTTAGTAGTGGTAAAGATTTTGTGCCTCAGATGTCGAAGATGACAGGGAAAGGTCTTACTCTTACTGGCGATAAACAGGCTTTTGTGAGAGAGTTTGGGAACACACTTGGTAGGGATTTTAACAGGGTATTTAATGACCCAAAGAATAAGGGATTGAGAGCGTTTGCAAAAAAGAACCCTCTTAAAGAGTTTAACTTTCAAAGACCACATAAGATACAATATACTGGCCCCTCTAACAGTGGGGTAGGGAGCAATCTTACCAATGCTTTTTATGATGAGTCTAAGAAAAGTATACATACTGGAATGAAAGGATACAATACCTCCAACACTTTAAGATTGAGTGAAGATGTTTTCAATGTTACTGGAAATGATTTTGCAGGGATGGTGAGGCATGAATATGGGCATCATATTTTAGAGAATGGAGGAAAGAAGTTTACAGATGCATATTATAGGGTATGGAGTAAATACGAGAATCAGATGCGGATTTCAGACTATGGCACAGCAAATTATAGAGAACAGTTTGCAGAAGCGTGGGCTGCGTTTACTTCTCCTAAGTATGCTACAACGCCAGCTCTTAGGCTTCATTCAGGTATAGAAAAACTATTCACTAAGTTTATACAGGGTGAAGGAGGCTTTGGGAAAGAGGTTGTTAAAAAGATAGTTAAGAAAGTACCTAAAGTTAAAAAGATAAAATCAACAGTGGGAGGATGGAAAAAGATAAGTACCAAAAAGGAATTTGAGAAAGGGATGAGTTCCCTTTTAGGAAAGAACTTTAAGGTGAAAGGACTTTCTAGTGGAGCAGAAGATGTGTTTATAAAGAAGTATGCTAACGATGTGGGAGAGTCTTTAACCAACATGGCAAAGGGACATGGCAAGTTGGAGAAGTTAATGAAGAAAAAAACATTAAAGAGTTTTGTTTTCGATGATGCAGATAAAGTAAAGTGGGTACAATATACAGGTGATAGAGCTAAGAAGGTGGATGCTTTTTATAAAAATAAAGAAATCACTGCCTCCCTTAAAGGGTTCTCTAATAGACAACAATTAAAAGCAGGGAATGGAGTATTTAATGTTACTGGAAATGATTTTGCAGGAATGATAAGACATGAGTATGGACATCATATTTACAACTCCATCCCACAAAGCACACAAGATAAGTTTATTGATATTTTTATTAATGAGAATACAAGAGGGGTTTCTAAATATGCAGACACAAACGTATTGGAATTATTTGCAGAGTCATTTGCAGCATTTACTTCTCCTTCATTCTCAAAGGTGAAATCAAAAATACCGTCTTCAATAGAAAAGTTTTTAGTTAATTTGTTTGATTAGAAAGGAGTAAACCTATGTTAACCACACCTAGATGTTTTGAAAGAAAATGCATTCATTTTAGACAGGTAGAGGAAGGGGTACAAGGGGAGGAAGGAAGTCAGGTACTTGTGTGTAGTGCTTTTCCTATTGAAGAAAGAGGGATACCAGAAGATATAGCATATGGGGATAACCTACACTTAAATCCAATAAAGGGACAAAAAAATACATTGGTCTTTCATAAAGAGGGAACATGAGCTACCAGCTATATGACGTTAACGGATATAAGGGAGACCTTACTAATAATCAGGGATTGGAGGACTTAAGGGAGGTAGTTACTAATAAACCTGTTACTTACAAGAATTTCCTTGACTTTATAAATGCGGGTGCTACATTTATTACAGAGCCCCTCATGAAGGAGATAGTCTCCTTCATTAGTGACGAACCAGACGGAGATGTCAAGAAGGTTGTCAGAAACCTGAAGCAATTGTTAATAGACAGTTCAGTAGTTGCTATTATAACTAGCAATCCAGACGAAGGAGATTTAACAGCAGAAGACATCTAAGGAGGGAACATATTATGGAGATATTAGGAATAACTAAAAAAAAGAAAAAGAAGAAATAGAGGGTTTTTAATTATTTGTGCCTTGTGAAACAAATAATATAGATGCGGTTAAACGCTTTAGATAGACACAATTATTCTGTAAATGAAGACTACCGAAAGATTGACTGCGTTTATTCTTTTTTATTATTATGGAATTTAACCAGATAACAATTCCATGTGCTCGGCGTGTTGATGAGTGGTTTACATTGATAGGTCTTGGAGACATCCACGAAGGCAATGCAGGGTGTGATTTAGATGCTTTGCAGAAAGTCGTGGATAAGATAAAACACAATGAATCCTACTATTGGGTCGGGATGGGCGATTATGTAGAAGCGATTAATTTTACAGACAAACGCTTTGACATACGACAAGTGGCAAAGAAGTA